ATTTGAATTGCCACCTGAAGACCAAGAGCCTACTCCTACTCCAGCGTATTTAAAAGCGTTTGTTGTTGTATTATACCAAACATCACCTACTGTAGGACTTGGCGGATCACTGGCCACACTTGGTATACCAGAACCTGCTGTTCCAAAAACAGTAACGTTGTCTATACTATTATCGTTGATGTTTGTATTGGGAATTACGCCGTCTAAGTCAGTAGCGTCAAACTTACCATTAGTAAGAACGTTGTTAGCGTAATTTTGTTTAATAGAGCCCATTGTTTAGAACTCCTAACTGTTTATCGGTAAATATCTAACCGTGATTTCAGCACCGTTTACTGGAGCTACAGCAAAAGTTAATGTTGTTCCTGATATTGTATAATCAGTTGTAGGTGTAAAGATTACTCCGTTTACATCTACAATTACATCACTTACTGTCCTACCTGAATTAATTGTAAGTGTTGTAGTAGAACCATCACCTGTACCTGTTGCTTGACCATAAGTCAATGTCGTTTGAATACCTGATGATTTAACTTGCGTTACTGCGCCGTCTTCTAAAGATGCTGTTTTAATTTTACTAATTGCCATTTGTTATTCCTTCTACTATTTATCTATTTATTCGTCTGTATCCGTTACAGGATTATAGTTTTTTGCGTCATTAAACGTTGTTATTGTTGTTGTAAACCCAAAATCATCATTTGCGTCAGCACTTGTTGGATTAGGTACGACAATAATTCTACTTTCTCGTCTTGGACTATCTGCTGTATCTGTATATGAGTCTGCTTGAGTTTCTTTAATAACTCTTTTTGCATAGACAGGCCCATATAGATATGTCTTTGCAACAAAACCTAAAGTATAATTTACAGCACGTCTTGTTGTAAATGAACCATCATAAGTGTCTTCATAATTTACACTATTTAAAATAATTGGCACATCTCTTTTAATATTCATACTTGGTATTGCATTAATGGTTACTGTGTAATCAGGTTGAAAATATGGTAAGATTTGTTCTATAATTTGTAGACCGCCTTCTGCTGTTGCTGTAAATGAATATAAATTAAAACTTATGTTATAAGGCACAGGATTATATTGATAATCCATTACATCTGATCTATCTGTTCTTGCAGCTCTTAACTTACCCATTTTTTGTAACTTACGAGAAGGATCATAACTAATACCTGCAATTTCAAAACCCATACGAGGTAATGTAATTGAAAATTCCCTATTATCTAAATTAGGTTGTTGTTCTAATCTTGCTAAAAACTTTTCTTTTGGTGAATAAGCCAAAGGTACTTTAATAGATTGTACGACATTACCAGAACTATCTGTTCTATGAATTGTAATGTTATTAAAAATTGTGCCAAAGGCCACAACAACTTTTCTTAATGATTGATGATAGAAGTGTTTACCGAACATTAGATTGTGTGCCCCCAACGTTTTAAATTTGCAAAATTAGTTTCTAAACCACATTTTTTACACTTCATTTTTTTATTTAAGTGATTTGCTCTTTCGTTTATATTTTTAGAATTTAAAGCAGCTATTCTCATATTTTCTCTTGCTTCTTTGGGTATAATCATACCTTTAAGTGCTTTTGATATTTTTTGTTTTGTTTCGAGTGTTCTTTTTTTACCTCTATTTTTTTCTGCAATTTTTTCAACAATATGTTTAGGCATTTTAAAATCTCTAATACCATCACCTCCAGATGTTAGATTATAATGAGGTTTTAATTTTTTGATATAATAAGGTTCTCTAGTTTGCCAACCATATTGATAATTTTTTCCACTTTCTATAACTTCATATTTGAAATTATCTTCACCATATTTTCTTATTGCATTATATAATGGTCTATTTTCATTTTTAGAAAATGCCCTAGATTTGTGAGCAGAAAATCTATATTTAGATTTTGTTACTCCTATATAAAACTTATTATTAACTTTATTTGTTACTTTGTAAATATTATACATTAAAATCCTTCATCTACTTCGCCGAACGGGTTACGTTCCTCGAAGTCTAATATATCATCGGCCGTACTTGTTGTACCAAAACCTGCGTCTGATTCGTAAGTAGCATTGTCAGCATAGTCTCTTGTTTGAGTTGCTAAATTATAATCTTCATTAATTAAGTAATTGATTTCGCCTGTTAAAGACTCTAATAATAAAGCACCTGTTGCGTCTGTATTTGCTGATACACTTACTGTTGGAGATAATCCAAGATAACTTGAACCATCTACTGTAATTGAAATACTTGTAACAACACCACTTGTTAAGTTTGCTGTAGCAGATGCTGTTACAGCGTTACCTGGACTTGATATAACAACACTTGTTACCGATGAAATATCTGTAATTGTAGGTGTTGAAATGGCTGTAACTTGACCATTTGTTAAAGTTACAGTTGCGGTATCATTTGTTTTAGTTGTAGAATCAGTTGCCAAATAAGTTAAAGTTAATGTAGGTGCTGAACTATATCCACGACCTGCATTAACAATACTAAATGATGATAAAGTATTACCAGAAACGTTTGCTGACGCTGTTGCGTTAATTGTAGCAGACGGTGCTGATATAGTTAAAGTAGGTGCAGTTACATAACCTTCACCACCAGAAATAATTGGTATTGAAGTAATTACATCTCCAGTAACGACTGGACTGCCTAATACAGCACCAAATGTTCCACTTTCTAATGAAGTTTGAAAGTTTAATTGATCTAGTGATAAATTATCTTCAGCTTCGTCAATTGCATTAATGCCTGTATTAAGTCTTTCTGAACTGTACTCAAATTTCGTAGCACTTAATTTATAAACAGGCAGATTACCTAATTGAAAGAAAGGCTCTTGATCTTCAACAAATTGTATTTCAAAGAAAGAATTAAATAAAGGTACGTAAATTAAATCACCTTCATTTGGTCTTCCATCTTTAATTAAAGTTGCTGTATTATCTACTTGGTCTTGCCATCTTCGTTTAGCAATTACAAACTTAGTATCATCTCTTATTTCTAAACCAAACTTAGAGATTAATTCTTGTTCGCCTTGGAAACCTTCAGTAGTTTCAATGTACATTTCTAATAGGTAAGAGTCATCAAACTTAGATAACGTGTCTTCGCCTAATATTAAGTCCTGATTAACTAATGTTCTTGGTAAGTAATAGCAATCTTGGCCGTAGATTTGTAGGCCTTCTATGATTAAATCTTCGTAAAGTCTTTTTTCGGAATTTTCTCCAATTCCGTTTCCACCGTTAAAGTAATGATTGACTGCCATTTCATTATCCTATCATATACGTTACAGGCGTTTCGTATGTGCCTCTTATGTCTTCTTCAAGTTTTTGTATATCTTGTTGCGCCTCTTGAAATATTTGTTGACCATTTAATGAAACTCCACCAATCATTGTAACTCCATTAAACTTGCTAAGATTTGCACCCCATTGTCTTTTAAATAAGGCCGTAACATATCTTTTTAAGTATATGTCGTTATATACATCGGTCATTACTGTAGGGTCTAATTTTCTATAACACTCAATAATCAAATACTCATCAACCTGTATATCTGTTTTCCAATCCATATCAATGTATAAACGATTGTTGTATTGATTAAATCTTACAGGTTTTTCACCTACTAATATGTGGTCTAAAAAATCTAAATGTCTTAATACCATATCGTAATGAATAATACTTGTAGATGAAAAATCATACAAGTCATTTAATCTTAATTGGTATCTTATATCAAACATATTTTGATTATGTTTGTCTGATAATGGAAATATTCTACTTACGGCCAATACTGATTCTGGCACAATGATATAGTTATTTGCTTCTGTAAATGAAGTTGTAACTGAATTTTTTGTAGCAGTAGTTGTTGTATCCCCACCTGGCGATACTATTCTATCTTTATCTGCTTGAGTAACTTTGTATTTTAGATATGCTCTTTCTACACCATCATAGTGATATTGAGCAAAATACTGTAACGCTTCATCTAATCTATCTTCTAGTTGGTCGTCATCTACATTGATTTCAATGACAGGTTTTCCTAGTGTTCTTAAAGCGTATTGTTTTAGTTGTTCTCTACTTGCTGGGTTAGCCATAGTATTCCTTTGTAATTCTATGGTATATTTATAAGATTAACCAAGAGCAACTGCTT